ATCCACTTCATCACCGGCTACAGCGTCTCGGCTGGCGCGGCGCCAGCCGCTGCCGTCAGTGTGACGATCACCAACGGCGCCACCACGGTGGAGCGGGTCGAACTGCCCGCCGCCGCGTTCGCTCCGATTGCGGTCAACTTCAGTGCGCCGATCCGGTGTGGGGAGAACGTGGCGGCGGCGATCACCTGCCCGGCGGTCGGCGGGGTGACCCGGTCCACCGTCGTGCTGCGCGGCTTCACGATCTTCGCCTGACCATGACCGACGCGCCGCTGGTCGCCCTGATTGTCAGTGGATCGCTGCTCTTTGCGGTCCACCGGCTGGCATCGGCGTGGGAGCAGGTGAGCGAAGTGAAGACTCGCCGCCCGGAGCCGATGCCGTCGATGCCCGGCGTTCCGGCAGCCGTGGAGATCCCGGAGGATCTGATCGCGGTGGCGCTGCAGGAGAACGAAGTCTGGGCGCAGGAAGAGCTGACCCGCGTCATCCGCGAGAAGTACGAACAGTATCGGGACTGGAATAAAGTCCGCATGGCGATGGGCCTTGGCCGGAGAGATGACGCATGACGATGCCCCCGATGCTCCCGCCTGAAGCGGACCCGATGGCCGATCCGGCCTTTCAGGGCGCGGTGTTGGAGGACGAGATGGCCCGGATCATGGCGGGCCTGTCTAACAACCCGATGTCCCCGAATGAGCAGATGGCGCCCAACCCGCCCGAAGAGAACGGCCAGCCGATGGCCGAGCGGGAGGCCGCGCTGGCCAAGGCGCTCTACGGCTATGACTTCCCGCTGGCCGATGAGGCGCTACGGGAGGATATGCCGGCGTGGGCGGCGTGGTGCCGGAGCCTGTGGGACTCCCGCCGGGAATCCGTCCAGATGCACCTCCACTTGGCCGAGCGGAACCGCCTCTTCCGCGCCGGCCAGCAGTGGATTTCGGCGCAGGGACTGGGGCCGTGGCGTGAGCCGTCCCGTCCTCGGGATGCGGCGCGGGTGGTCTACAACATGATGGACAAGGCGCTCGACCAGCGCCTCCAGATCATGATGGACCAGAAGCCGGGGTTTGCGGTCACCCCGACCACGCAAGACCCGGAAGACAAGCGCAAGGCGCAGGCCCAGCAGCTCGCGCTGGAATACCAGTACGAGCAGCAGAACATGATCCGCGTCGCCCGCGAAGCCGGCTTCTGGGCGCAGACGGACGGGGTCAGCTTCTGGCATCTACACTGGGATCCTGACAAAGGCCCGTGGGATGAGCGGCTGGGGGAGCGTCCGGGGCAGCGGAAGCCGCTGGGCGACATCGGCTGTCAGACCCTCCGCGTGGAACAGGTCCGCGTGTCGCCCAACGCGACCGCGACCCAAGCGCCCCGCTGGGTGGTCATTCGGGAAGTCATTGCCCGGCAGGAGGCGGCGTTCCGGTACGGGATTGCGGGTTTGGATGCCAGCGCCTCCAGCCTCAATACGGGCAATACGCCCACCTACAGCGGCTCAGAAGGCATGGGCGCGTGGGTGTTGACGCAGACGACGATTGGCGAGGGGCAGCGGCTTCGGGACGAGGAAGTCACCGAGCGCTTCACCGTCTACTTGGCGCCCCACCCGGATGTCCTCCCTGAGGGGCTCCAGATGGTGGTGGTCGGGGACGAGGTCGTGTTTGGCCCAGCCCCACTGCTCTGGGGTGTGATCCCGGTGGTCCCGGTTCGGGACGGTAGTAGCGATCCGTCCTATTTCCCCCGCCCGGTGATGGAGCAGTGGATCGACCATCAAATGCGCGTCAATGCGCTGCTCTCCAAGTGGGTGGAGAACATCCGCGTCAACGCCGGGGGCCGGTTCCTGACCCGCCCCAACGCGATCGCCACCGAGACGTTCATGGGCGGCGTCACCTCCATGATCGAAGTCCGTGGCGCGGGCAGCATGTCCGACTCCATCCAGCCGGTCAACGGGTTCTCCGTGGGCGCCGACGTGAAAGAGGCGCTGGCGCTGGAACGGCAGGCGTTTGAGAACGCCTCGGGGTGGAACCAAGTCAGCCGGGGACAGGCGACTGGCGAGTCGGGCCGGGCGATTATCGCCACCCGCGAGCAGTTGGAGCGCGTCTTCAGCCCCGTCGTCGCCGCGATGGCCCATGCCTTTACGGACTGGGCGAAGGTGACGTTGGCCGGGATGGCGTGGGGGTACGATGTGCCCCGCTCGCTGGGCGCCATTGGCAAGGGCCGCCCCGATCTGGCCCGCGCCGTGAGTGCGTCCGACTTTGACGGGCAGTCGGATGTGCGCGTGGAGCAGGCGTCCATGATGCCGATGCCGATGGCCTTCCGGATGTACCTGCTGGACAACTGGCTCCAGACCGGCGTGATCGACCTCAAGGAATACCGCCGCCGGCAGCAGTTCGCCGTGGCGCGGGACATCCAGTCGCCGGACGAGGATCAGGAAGCCCGTGCGCGTCGGATTGCCGATGCCATTCGGCTGGGGACACCGGTCCCCGAGCTGCGCTGGCAGGACAACGAAGCGATCCATCAGGACGTGCTGGAGCGGGAGATCCTGCTGCAGGACGACCTGCCTCCCGAGATTATCGCCGCCGCGCAGGAACGCTGGACGGCACTGGCCAATCAGGCCGGACAGAAACAGGGCGGAGGGATGCCGCCAGCCCCCGGCGCTCCGCCGGGACCCGGAGGCGCACCGGGTGGCCCGCCGCAAGGCGGACCCCCAGCCGCTTCGGTCCCGTCGATGCCGCCGGGCAACTTGCCTCTCGCCGCCAACAACCCGCCCATCGGGGTCGCGCCCCTGATGCAGCAGGCGTTGGCGGGTATCCCGGATGAGGAGCTGGCGGCTCGTCAAGCGGACATCCTCTCCCGCCAGCAATAGGACGCCCGTATGACTGCACCCGTTCTGGACATCAGCACCGCCATCGACGAAGCCGTTTCGGCGGCGTTGCCCGTCCCCCAGCCAGAGGTTGAGGATGCCCCTCCCGCGCCCGTTCCGGATTCTGCCGAACCGCCTGCTGATGCCGAGGTTTCAGCCGACGTGGCTGAGCCTGCCGCTGCGTCATCGGAAGATGCGGCGGATTCCGCGAGTGATGAGCCGGGAGCGGAGGCGCCCAGCCTCCCAGACGGGTATGTGGCGGTCCCTACGGTTGCCGAAGGGTTAGCGACCGACTTCCGACTGATGGATGCCGAGGGCGAGGTGGAGATCCCCGCCCTCATCGTGGAATACAAGGCCAACGGCAAGGTCCGACAGGACCGGCTGGATCAGGTCGTCAAGCTCGCCCAGTGGGGCGTGTACAATCAGGACCAAGCGCAGCGGATGCAGCAGGAGACCGCCGCGCAGATCGAACAGGCGCAGCAGTTGCTCATGGAGCGCGAAGCCCAGATGGAGCGACTGCTCATTGATGAAGAGTTCCGGGAGGCCGTCCAAGAGGCGTACCTCGCGGAGAACTCGCCGGAGCAACGGGCCGCTCGTGCGGAACAGCGCATTGAGGACCTGAAGGTCCAGCACCAGTTGCAGCAGATCAGTACCAGTGGGGAGCAGTTCTATCAGCAGGAAGTCGTGCCAGCCCTTGAGATGATTCGCAAGGCACTGCCCACGGTTTCTGAGGAAGAACTGGGGTCTCGACTGGAGATGGCGATGAAAGCGCACGCGGAGGTGGCGCCCAATGGGACGCCCTACATCTCCCCGTCACGTTATGACGCCATCCGGCAGTACATCGTCGAGGACTTGGCTTTGTGGGCGCAAGCGGCCCATGTCCGTCGAGCCCAGCCCGTGCAGGCCGTGCAGGCCAACGCGGAACTGGAACGGGCACAGGTGGAAGCGCAGAAAGCCAAGCGTATGGTCGGCCAGAAGCTCAAGCCGGTGGGGCAGCCGGGGGTGACCCCGGATCGTCCGGCCAAGCCGAAGCCGATCCACTCCGTGGACGATGCCGTGGAAAGCGCCCTCTCGTCGGTGCTTTCTTCCCTTCGATAACGCATTCTCTCTCCATAGGAACTTCAGATCATGCCTTCACCCACTGTCATTACCGATGCGGAACTGACGGGTCTGCTCAAGAACGTCTATTCCCAGTACCGCGAGAAGGTCCAGAACCTCGTCACCCCGCTCCTCGCCCAGCTCAACAAGGCGAAGGCGGGCGGCCCGCGCAACATGCGCTGGGGCGGCAACAACGTGTTCTTCGACGTGGTCGTCGGGCGTCCGTCCGGCTCCACGTTCTCGCAGAGCGGGTACTTCCCGCCCGACACGACGGCCACCGAAGTGCAGGGCAATGTGGGCGTCGTTCGCGCCTACACCACCCGGCAGATCGACGGGCTCGCCTTCGTCGGCACCCAGTCCAAGGACGCCGCCTTCACCACCATCGCCACCAAGACGATGGAGGAAATCAAGCAGGCGTCTGAGATCCTCATGCAGCAGGCGCTGCACAACAAGGCGGACGGCGTGGTCGCGCTCGTCGGCACCGTGAACAGCACGACCGAAATCATCGTCTCATCCCCCTACGGGGTGTCGGGCGCTGGGCAG